CTTGCTTATTCCTAAGACGACATTGGGCGGGCTTGATATGCTGAAGAAAGCCTATATGGAGCATGACTGCAACATTATTTCTCTTTCTGGCGGCGGTGATCCTCTTCATCAGTATGAGCAGCATTTTGATTGGTATCAGAAATTTTTCGATCTCACCCAATATATTCCCCTTGAGATGCACACCAGCTATTTGACAGACGATACCAGCTTTCCGTTTGAAGCCTGTAAGCGTGTCGTCTATCATTGCCGCTCCGTCAAGGACTTTGAGAAAATCCACAGGACAGGAGATGAAATTGTCCGTGTCGTCTTTGTCGTCACCGAGGATTACGATCTTGAAAGCCTGATGGATATTGCTGAGGCGGTCAAGAAACATCCGGATATCGACGAGCTTTCTTTCCGCCAGATGGTGGACGACCATTACGAAGCCCAGCATTATCTGGAAAACTACCTGAAGCTGGGGCATAAGAAACTCTGGTGGTATATCGAGCAGAACGATTACAATATCTATTACGCAGAAAACAAAGTGGCTTATCGTTACCGGGACATTTGCGAGGCAAAAGCATGAAAAAGCAGGAGATGTTTTTCGTTCTTCATACGCTGGTCATTCCAAATGGAGAGATGATTACCAACGAAATTCTTGGCGCTTTCCCTACTATTCAGGAAGCGCTTGCTTTCGTTAAAGAATACGAAGCTCACGAACCGCATAAAACAGAGGCTTTCCGACAGAAGTATCCCATCACGGATGCTTTTTGGGAGGCGGTCGATGCCGAAGAGGATCTTCCGCACACCACTTATCTGTGCGTATTCAATGAGAACTATGACTTAGATTTTTACCGAATCGGCAAGCCGTATACCATGGAACTTTGTAGTCTTGTTGACAAGAAGGAACTTTACCAGTGGTACAACCAGCATTACGCTGTCAAGGAGGATGAAAATGAAGAACAATAATCTTGGCGTCAATACTCGCTATCGTTTGTGCGACCGCAACCGCAAACAGAAAATGAAGAAGCAGCGTGTCAATCTCGGCTTCTGCTCCGGCGACCTGTGGGATATGGACTCCTATCTGCTGGAACTTCTTCCTGCGATGCTGAGGGAGTTCGCCGCTACCACGCACACCTATCCTGTGATGGAGGAACTTCTTAATCTTCCGGAAGGGCAGACGCCGACCTGCGACGATTACTACAATGCCTATATCGCAAAGATCAACAGCATTGCGGATCAGTTTGAAGCGGTGCTGTCTCGCATGGAAGACACCAATGCCGCCATGGATGAAAAGTATATCAAGAAGACGCAGACCATGCTCAATAAAGCCTTTAAGGAGCTGGCGTCTATCTTCTTTGCATTGTGGGATTAAGAAAACGAGGGGGAGTTTTATGTCGGACAGTGCTTCTAAGATGATTGGTGCATATCTTTGCCGGATCCTGCTGAATCAATATGAAATGATGATCGCTCTTTATAAATCGCCGAAAATCGACGACACCATTCGTGCTCGATTGACGATGCCGGCTCAAGAAACGTGGGAACTGTTGGAAGAAGGCGCAAAGATGGCAAGGAGTGAGACCAGTGCTGGATATGAAGGCTTTGATGCCTGAGTTTGTGGCTCATGTGGATTCTATGACCGATGATGAAGTGCAGGCTTCCATTCAAAATGCGGAACGTTTGACTGCGAGTTATGCAGATGACGAGAAGTCTGCGATCAAAAACGAAGAGGTGAAATCAATATGAATAGTCGCCGCTATGGCGAAATCGACCCGGAAAGCCCGAAGGATCAACTCTTTATGAAGATTGACCATGCTTTTTCTGAAATTGCCGCCGCCAAAGGCAAAGCAAAGAAGAGCGCCATTCGCCATTGCATTCTGGCTTATGGTATTCAAGTATCTCGTGCGCTGAACTACCTTCTCAATCCGTATATTGTCTTTGGCATTGGCGAAAAGTCGCTGGCAAAGCCGCTGACACTCACTCCAGACCATTCGTTTGCGGATCTTTTTGACCTTCTTGATTATCTCAAGGATCAACCCAGCGTTACTGACCAGACGATTGCTAATGTGCAGGCGTTTATTCAGGAGAATGAGCCCTTTCGGGAGCTGATCTCCGGCATGATAACGAAATCCATTCGTCTCGGCGTTTCTGCCAAGACCGTCAACGAGACGCTGCTTCAGCCGTATATTCCTACGTTCTCCTGTATGCTGGCGAATAAGTATTTCGATCATCCTGATGCGGTTTCCGGAAAATGCTTTGCCATCACCGAAAAACTGGATGGTATTCGATGCATCGCAATGGTGACGAAGGATAGCGTTCGCCTCTTCTCTCGCCAAGGTCAGCCTATCACTGGGTTGGATGAGGTAGAATCTGCCCTTGCGGAGATCCGCGCCGTTTATTCTAAGGACTTCGTGTTTGATGGAGAATTGCTGGTAACGGATCGAGATTCCATTCCTTCCAAAGAACAGTATAAGCGCACCACTCAAATCGTGCGCTCCACAAAAGCCCACAAACAGGGCATTACCTACAATGTCTTTGACACGCTGGAGCTGGATGCCTTCCAGTCGCAGCAGTGCGAGATGCCTTACTACATGCGCCGTCAAAGACTGGATGTATTGGGCGAGATCGCTCATAGCCCCAGCATCCGTGTGGTTCCTGTGGAGTATATGGGCAGCGACGTATCCCAAATTCAGATCCAGCTCAATCATCAGCGAGCCTTGCAGCACGAGGGCGTCATGCTCAACCTGCTCGACGCTACTTATCAGTTTACCCGCACCAATCAGCTCCTGAAGGTCAAGGTGATGAACGATTGCGACCTGCGCATCATCGGCGTGGAAGAAGGCAATGGCAAATTCGCCGGCACACTGGGTTCTCTGGTTGTGGATTATAAAGGAAATCCTGTTGGCGTAGGCTCCGGCCTCAGCGATGCTGACCGCGCTGCTATCTGGGCTGATCCAGAGGCTTACATCGGCAGGGTTGCTACGATCCAATACTTTGAGGAAACTAACGATGCAGACGGCAAGCTCTCCATTCGTTTCCCGGTGTTCAAAGAACTCTGTGTCGAAGGAAAGGAAGTCAGTTATGCTTGATGAACAGTCGTACAGCGATCAGGAATTGCTGAAATCGCTTGGCATTTGGAGCAACGGCAGATCTGAGGATGCCTATAATGCCATTCTGGATCTGTTGGAAACTGTTATCGCCCGCTTCGATAACCTTTCGGTATCATCTACCAAGTGTCATCTGTGTCACGGTTCCGGGTGGGTGCAGATTGCGCCGGGCGTTCGCGGCATCAAGGTCTGCCCTGCCTGTGAAGGCAAAGGCAAGACGCAAAAGGATTGCGAGACACATTGGTACGACTTGTGCGATAATCCTTTTGCTCTGGCAATGGTGTATGTGCTCACCGACAAAGGATTTCTTGACCATTGTTCCAGTATTTATGGGTCTTATATTACGCAGAAAGGCCGCTGCCTCGTTCAGACGCTTCACCGCAGGAAAGAGATTGGCTGGTTGAACATAGGCTTTGATGCGAACGGTATGCTGCGTAAATTGGCAGATGACGAAATCCCGGAAGCGTGATATACTAAGGCAAAGAAGGCGATAAGCACTGTGCTATGCGGTCGCGGGAAACGCCGACACTATTGAAGGAAAGGCAGGCACTGTATGCCGAACTATGTTCTGTATAATAACGACCAGATTGCTGCACGTTTTGAATATGTGCAGGGTATGATCCGCTCGTATGAGCCTATTCGCAGCGAACTGCTCCCTATGCAGATTCGTTCCGCATCCGCTGAGGGCTTTACGGGATGGCTTCGTGAACGCGCCATCGACCTGAATACGGTTCAGCATCGCAATCTGGTATCGGAGCTGCTTGGTTCCCGTGATAAGGTGCATCTTTCACTGATGACGCACATGTTCAGTATCTCCGATACCTTTACCTGCTTTGAGGAAGGGCAGTTTGTTCCACGGCGGCACCTGTGCGACCCGAAAGAGCACGAAGCCGTCAGCGATTACATTCTTCTGTCTAGCGATACATCGGTCAGAAAAGCGCTTCCCATCACACCGAATGTTTCTACCGACGGCAGCTTTACCAAAACGTGGAAATACGAAGATGGGGAGTGGTGGCTCTATAAATTGCAATCTTCTGAGGCAACACGAAGCGAGGTTGAGATCAGCCGCGTGCTGCGGGACTGCGGATGGGACGCCGCGTTATATTGCTATGTCGGTTCCTACCGCAAACGCATTAAGAGCCTCAACTTCCTTGGAGAAAATGAGTTCTTTGAGCCCTATGACTCCTTCCGCTATGCTTTTGCGGATGTCAGCGAGGATGACGATATCGTTATGAACAACCTGTCTTCCCTTGGAGAAGACTACCGCCAGGCATGGAAGCGTATTCTGCTTGCGGATGCGCTGTTCCTGAATGGAGACCGTCATATGCGCAACTTCGGTGTCATCCGCTCCGCTGAAACGGGGAAAGTCCTCCGTCTTGCGCCAAACTTTGATAACAATCAGGCGTTCCACGGTAATCCAAACGGGCGCTATTCATCGGCTATGCTTCGGCTGTATTGGAAAACGGCAGACGATGAAGACCGTGAAAATTTACGGCAGCTGCTCAGCGCCTGTGAGAAAAACAAGTATTTGACCGAGGCTTGGCAGGCAGGAATGCAGATCTTGAATCCTTAATCCTGTGTGAAAACAAAAAAAATAACCTATAGAGATGCTTGAAAGTTCAGGCATCTCTATTTTTATACCCTTCTTTCCCATTTTACCCGGAACGAATTGGAGAAAATCGCCCCAATTAAGGGTGTAAATGTGAAAGGAGAATGGTATGTGTAGGATTCCAGACGGAATGAAGTGGTCGTTCTCTAAGCTGGAAGCCTTTCATCATTGCGGCATGATGTTCAAGCTGATTTATCTGGATCATGCCGAGAAAGAAGGCAACGGCTTCTCTGATTACGGCACGTTTTGTCATAAACTCCTTGAAGAATGGGCTAAAGGCCAGATCCCGGACTTTGCCTTGGCCGAAGAGTATCAGGAACGCTATGACGACGAGGTAGTCAATGCGTTTCCACCGTTTCCACGGGGGATGCCGCAGAAATATTACGATCAGGGGCTCCAATACTTTGAAAACTTCGATGGTTTTGGCGACGACTATGAAATTCTGACCGTCGAAGAGAAGTTTGAGATCGAAATCGACGGCTATATCCTCGTTGGCATTGCGGATTTGACGCTTCGCAACAAGAAAACAGGCGGTATCGTTGTTATCGACCATAAATCCAAGTCCAAGAACTCCATGAAAAAGGAATATGAAACCTTCAGGATGCAGCTGTACACCTACGCTATGTTCGTCAAGCAAAAATACGGCGTCTACCCTGAAAAACTGATCTTCAATATGTTCCGCGAGCA